CTAATCGACTTAGATTTTTTGGCCTCTGATTCTCACTCAGTGAACATCCCTGATGACGGGGTGCGGTTTGTGTCAGACGTGTACGTGTCTGCTGCTACAAACATTACTGCGATAACCTTCTTCTATAGCTAGGTGTTGGTATGCGGACTTATTATAAAAAGGGCGGAGGAGTAAAATCCCCTGCTTGGCAGCGCAAGGAAGGTAAAGACCCTTCAGGGGGTCTAAACGAAAAAGGTGTTGCTAGCTATCGGAGACAGAATCCCGGTAGTAAACTGAAGACCGCTGTTACTACAAAGCCTAGTAAGTTGAAGAAAGGTTCAAAGGCTGCAAACCGCCGCAAGTCGTTCTGTGCGCGTATGTCAGGCATGAAGAAGCGTCTGACAAGCAAAAAGACTGCTAATGACCCGAACAGTCGCATCAACAAGAGCTTACGGAAGTGGAATTGCTGATGCCTGCTAAATCTGCAAAACAAGAAAAGTTTATGCAAGCAGTGGCTAATAACCCTAAGTTCGCTATGAAAGTAGGGGTACCTCAGTCTGTGGGCAAAGAATACACTAAACCCTCTGAGCTTTCCCAGAAGCGCAAGAGAATAAACGCTCGTAAAAGGAATACTTGATATGGAATCTTCACTTCGCCCAAGATCTAGACCTCTTTCTAAAAAAGAACAAGAAAGAAAAGAAATTGATGCAGACATGAAGCGTTTGAGGCAGAAAAATGCTATGACGGCGGGTCTTGATGAATACGGTAGGGGCAAAGCGGCAGCGCAAGGCAGGCTAAATAGTAAACCCGCAGAGAAAAGTGGGCCTAGTTTGTTTGATCTTCTTGGTGACGAAAAGTCTACGGATATGAAATACGGCGGCAAAGTCAAAAAAATGAAATCTGGCGGTAAAGTGCGTGGATGTGGTAAAGCTACTCGCGGTGTACGTGCTGCCAAGATGGTTACTATGAAGGGAGCCTAAGATGGCTAGAAAAGGTAGAAATGCGCCTAGAAAAGGCAAAATGATGAAGAAAGAAGACGCTTCAAAGTTAGCTCCAGAGGCTTCAATGCGCCCGAAGGCACGTCCTTCATCAAAGCTAGCTCCAAGAGCTTCTATGCGCCCGAGAGCAAGACCGAATGATACGACTATGGAAGCGTCACTTCGTCCAAGGGCACGCCCTGATGATATGCCCACCGTGGATGAAATAGGAGCCATAGAGCGCGGCAATCGGGCAGCTAGACGAACCGCTGAAGACTTGGCTATGTTTGCTTTGCCCGGAGCCAATATTGGACGCAATGTAGCTAAAATGGCTGAAGAAGCTGCAGCTAAAGAGTCTATGGGCATGAAGTACGGCGGCAAAGTCAAAAAGATGAAAAAAGGCGGTAAAATGCCTGATTTGACTGGTGATGGTAAGGTTACACAGGCGGATGTTTTGAAGGGCCGTGGGGTGTTTAAAAAAGGCGGTAAGGTTCGTGGATACGGATTAGCCCGTGGCGGCAAAGCCTGTAAGATGAGGTAGTTATGCGTAAACGGACAAAAAATAAATCCTCTAAAAAAGTTAAAAAATTCCAAACTGGTGGGGATTTGCGTATGGATAACTCAGGTGCTCCGGGTGGGTTTGATATAGCTAAATTCCTCCCCATTGGCGGCGGTTCTGGGGGTACACTTGGGGGTACGCTACAGCCGAACCAAAATAAGAGTGCGTATGATAATATCACTGATATATCCGTATCCGCGAGTAAAGCATCGCAAGCATTAGATACAGCGTCAGAAGCTATTGGTTCCGCACCTATGAGCTATACTACGAATAGATCTTTTAAAAAAGGCGGTAAGGTTCGTGGATACGGGTTAGCCCGTGGCGGCAAAGTCTGTAAGATGAGGTAATCATGGACACGGATAAGGACGTAAAAGACATCAAAGATATGGCGTTCCAAGAGGAGTTGGAGTTTCAATTGAAGCTAAATCCTAACGTGGACCGCAGGATGCTTGAAGCCCGAGTCCGTGATAAGATCTATGGCCCTAAAAAGTTTGGTCATGGTGGTAAAGTTCGTGGTGCAGGAAAGGCATCTAAGGGCGTGCGCCCCTGTAAGATGAGGTAAGTATGCGTAGGTATTACAAAAAAGGCGGTAAGATTTGTGCTTCTGGTAAAGCATGGGCCAAACGCACTTTTGATACCTACCCTTCTGCGTATGCAAACCTCGCCGCGTCTAAGTATTGTAAAGACCCCAACTACGCAAAAGGGGCCAAGGGTAAGAAGAAAAAGTAATGGGCCAACTGCAAAAATGGCTGGATCAAAAATGGAAGCGCATCGACTCCAAGGGGAACATCGCGGGGGAATGTGGTACTTCTAAAGATAAGAAGAACCCTGACAGGTGCCTGCCAGAGTCTAAAGCCAGAAGTTTGTCCCAAGGCCAGCGTAAAGCTACGGCTAACAAAAAGAAGCGTGAGGGCAGTAAAGGTAAGACAGTAGTAAAAAATACAAAGCCTGCTACAGTTAAGCTAGCAGGTGGTGGTCTAGCGCGTAGAAAGCGCTCTATCGCTCGCGGGTGTGGGTGTGTGATGGAGCCTAGACGCAAACAGACCCTTTATATGTGAGGAAGTAATATGGAAGTTTTTCAGAATGGCAGGTTCTCTTCAGGCGAACCCGTGTACCAGATAGGCACAAGAAACGCTGATGGTACATATAACGTGGAAGTTTTTGACCTTATGACTAAGGGAGAAGCGGAAGCGAAACTACTAGCAATGGGTGGGCAACCTGCTGCCCCCAAACCAAAAGTTAAGGTTCCCACCGTTGCTAGAATTAAGGCTATGACTAAGAACGAATTAGAAGCTATGATGCGTTCAGAAGGCGTAGAGCTTGATAGACGGAAAGCCAAAAACACTCTCGTTGCGCAAGTCATCAAGCACTTTAAGGATAAGTAACTATGGCTACATCAGGCACCACAGCGTTTAACATGGACTTCACGGAGATTGCCGAAGAAGCATGGGAGCGTGCTGGTAGCGAGATGCGTTCTGGCTATGATTTACGCACTGCGCGTAGGTCCATGAACTTAATGACTATCGAGTGGCAGAACCGTGGTATCAATATGTGGACCATTGATTCTGGCACTGTGAGTTTGGTGCAAGGCACTTCTCAGTATACTCTACCAGCAGACACAATTGATCTGTTGGAACATCAAATACGTACTAATAGCGGCAATGCTACGACACAATCAGATCTTACCATAAGTCGAATAAGTGTAAGTACGTATGCCTCTATACCAAACAAACTAACACAAGGGCGTCCTATACAGCTTTATGTAGAGCGTTTGCGTGATGCTCCCAAAGTAAACGTGTGGCCTGTACCTGATAACAACGATTATGTGCTTTATTATTGGCGTATGCGGCGGATTGAAGATGCTGGAAATGGCGTTGAAACCGCTGATATGAACTTCCGGTTCTTCCCTTGCCTTGTTGCGGGGTTAGCCTACCACATAGCTATGAAGGTTCCTGATCTAGCGGAGCGTATCCCTATGCTCAAAGCCGCGTATGATGAGCAGTTTGAATTAGCAGCAGGTGAGGATAGAGAGAAAACGGCTGCACGGTTCGTGCCTAGAATAGGTAGGATTGCATAATGGGTAATAAGTTTGCTTCTAGTAAAAACGCTTTAGCCCTTTGTGATGTATGTGGCTTCCAATACAAACTACGAGAGCTTAAAAACCTGTTTGTTAAAGGGCGAGACACTAATATTAAAGCCTGTCCTGAATGTTGGGATCCTGATCATCCGCAGCTTAAACTTGGCGAGTTCCCAGTGGACGACCCTCAAGCAATACGTAATCCACGTCCAGACCAAAGTTTAGGGGTGTCTGGCGATACGAGTAGTAGGGTAATTCAATGGGGTTGGAATCCTGTGGGGCTAAATGATCCTTTTAGTCTTACACCTAACTCATTAGTTGGTACTGGAAAAATTGGCACTGTTAGTGTAGTTATATCGTAGGAGGTATGTAATGCCAAAAGTAGGAAACAAATCTTTTCCCTATACGGCAGCGGGGAAAAAGAAAGCAAAAGCCCACGCCAAGAAGACGGGCAAGAAGATGACATCTGCTTATAAATCTGGTGGCGGTGTTAAAGTTCGTGGCACAGGTGCGGCTACAAAAGGTCTTATGGCTCGTGGGCCTATGGGGTAAGTTATGAACTATACCGAGTTGAAAACTAATATAGAAGACATTTGTGAGAGTTCGTTCACAGATGCTCAACTCGCTATGTTCACGGAGCAGGCCGAACAGAAAATATATAGCACAGTGCAGATACCTGCGCTGCGTAGAAATGTTACTGGGTCTGTGACCACAAATAACAAATACCTTACAGCCCCTACGGACTTTCTGTACACATACTCGCTTGCGCTAGTAGATAGCGATGGGGCGTA